GACTAACGTAGAAAAAGGAAATACAGCAAAGAAAAATATCTATTACACAACTGCAGCAGAACTTGATAAGATTGTTGCATCTCTAAAATATCTAGTGAAGGTGTGACATGGCTAAAACAATTGTAAGCAAGATTCTAAGAAAGAGCAATAGTGTGCTAAAGGATATAGAAAAGTTTGAAGAGTTAGAAACTTCCTGGCAAACAGAGATGCAAGACGAGTCAGAGTTCCAAGACTCTGGCCCCCTTTCTGGACTTGTTGAGGCCATAGAAGAAGGCTATCGTAAAGACAATGTTCCAAAGCATATGCAGAAGAAAACTTTCGCTCCATCAACATTGGTATGGAATCATGGTGTATGTCCAAGGTATTGGTATCTAGCATTTGATGGTGCAGAATTTTATGAGTACAAGAGTGGAAAAGTTATCACTAACATGGATAGTGGTTCAGATAGGCACGCCCGTATTCAAAAGGCATTAGAAGATTCTGGTATCTTAATTGATAACGAAAGAAAGACAATCAATGAAGACCCACCTATCTTTGGTTATACAGATAGTTTTATCAATTGGAATAATACAGAGTATGTGGTGGAAATCAAGACAACCAACCATGATGCTTTTGATAGGCATAAAAGATCTAAAAAGGCTAGTACATATCATATCGTGCAGCTTCTAATTTATATGAAAATCTATAAGAAGAAAAACGGTATAATATTATATGAGAATAAAAATACTCATGAACTACTAGCAGTACCAGTGAACATTACTCAAAATCATGTAGATTTTGTTGATTATCTGTTTGATTGGATGAGAGATGTTCATGCTGCATGGAAAGACAGAAAGCTTCCAGAGGTTCCCTTTAGAAGCAATGACATAAAAATATGTCAAAACTGTCCCATACAGCAGGCGTGTAAGGATGCACCTGTCGGAGATATCAAGATAGCGCGTCGAAAGGATGAGAAAGGACTCTTCTAAAATGCTTTACTGCAAGTGGTGCGATAAACAGTTCTCGCCAAACACAACAAAACAAATTTATTGCAACTCTGAATGCAGGCAGGAAGCAAGCAAGGAAAAGATCCTAGAAAGATATCATCTTCAAAAAAGAAAAAATCGCAAGGGAAAAGAAAAGAAGTGTGGAGGAGGGTGTAATACCCTCCTAAGCATTTACAATGATTCAGGCATCTGTGACAACTGCTTGGTACACCAATCAAAAATGAAAATTTTTATGAGGGAGCTAAAGAATTACTTTGACTACGAACAAAATTAGACAGGCTCTTGAAGACAACATAAAACCACAAACAATCATTGCTGTGGATGCATCAACAAACTCTCTTGCCTTTTCTTATTTTACAAACGGAAAGTTGGTTAAGTATGGCAAGATTAGATTTAATGGTACAGATGCTCTCTATAAATCAGGGGATGCCTGTAAAAAAGCGATACAGCTTTTTAAGATGGTTAATGCAGATGCGCTTGTCATTGAGTCTGCTATTTATAGCAATAGCCCAAAGACGGCAATGCAACTGTCTCTTGTGCAGGGAGCGATCCTTGGAGCAGCACAAGTAGCGGGGATTAAAAACATTAAGACTATCACTCCTATGCAATGGCAAAATTATATAGGAACAAAGCTTTTATCAATATCAGAAAAGCAGGAGATAGTTAGAAAGAATCCAGGCAAGTCAAAGTCTTGGTATAAAGGCGAAGAAAGAAAGACAAGAAAGCAAAGAACTATCGACTCTGTAAACAAAAACTTTAAGGTGAAGATTACGGATGACGATGTTGCTGATGCAATTGGTGTGGGATGGTATGTGTCCGACAGATGGAACATGCTATACAATGCCTAAGTATGACCTTTATAAAAGCAAAAGTTGGCTTCATAAAAGATATGTTCAGGACAAAAAGAGTCCAGAAGAGATTGCAAAAGAATGTGGATGCACAGTACAGACAGTGTATCTTTATCTAAATAAATTCGGATTAAAAATGGGAAGAAAAGGTAGAAGATGATTGAAGATGAAAAATGGATAGGCTTGATGAGAGAGCTTATTGAGTTAAGCAAGCAGGCTCCAGCAGGGCCAGAGCTTCTTCTTCAGTGTGTAGAAGTTGCAAACCTGCTACTTAAAAAGAATATTGCCTATGGAAACTCAGCCCTAAATCCAATACAAATTTTTGCAAAGATTCCTCCAGGTGATCAGATAGATGTTCGTATTGATGACAAGCTTAATAGAATAAAGAATGGGTCTTCTTACGCAGGGGATAACGATATTCTTGACCTAGTGGGCTATCTCGTGCTAAAATTAGTGGACAGTAAAGATACTAGGCTTAGGAGAGACAATGGGAAGACGGAAGAAAGTTGAAATCAGCGATCCGTTTAACAGAGAAGACTCTTTTGTGACAAGTGAAGGCAAAGAAATAACAAAAGGCGATTTGATTAAAGTCAAGGGTATTTGGGGAGTTAAGTTTAAGTTTCTCAACTATGTCACTAACCCAAAGAATGGAATCTCTTGGGTAGATTGTATTGAATTAGAAAGAGGCATAAGCTGTGCCTTTAGATCTTTTTACCCTGACCGCGTAAAGCATATTCCAAAGAAGAGAGGCCAGCGTGTCAAACGACCTAATCAAACACCTTGATGAAGTAAACGCTGTTGCAACAGAATATTTAAAAGGTCTTGACACCGCACAGATTTCTATGGAATTAGATATTCCAAGAACCCGTGTCAATGCATTGCTTAATGACTGGCGACAAATGGCTAGTAGCAATGAGGCTATCCATGCTAGGGCAAGAGAAGCTTTGGCAGGAGCAGATCAGCATTACTCAAGCCTTATTCGTAAGGCGTATGAAGTTATTGACTCTGCAGATCAAACATCTAACTTGGGTGCTAAGACCACCGCAATTAAACTAATCACTGACATTGAGGCAAAGCGTATTGATATGCTGCAAAGAGCAGGACTGCTTGATAACAAAGAAATCGCAGAAGAGCTTGCCACCATGGAACGTAAGCATGAGATTCTTATTAACATTCTTAAAGAAGTTGCACAGAACCACCCAGAGATTCGTAATGAAATTATGTCAAGACTATCAGAGGCATCAAAATCTAGTGAGGTAGTTATCCTTGACAATTGATTTTTCTGACTTCATGGATGCGTTAGATGATGACCTCTTTGATGAAGAACCAGTAGACGTTAAAACTTTTGTTACTAATCCACAGTTCCTTGGACTACCACCACTGTCAGAGTATCAGTACACACTTGTTGAATGCATGAGTCAGATCTATCGCAAAGAAGATTTGATAAAGATGATGGGCTTTGAAGAGGGAACTGAGCAGTATAAAAAGTATACTAAGACTGAGATTATTCAGCAACTAGGTAAGGGTAGCGGAAAAGATCACACAGCAACTGTGGGGGTAGCCTATGTAGTTTATAAATTGCTATCTCTTAAAGATCCTGCCATGTATTATGGCAAGCCACCAGATGACTCTATTGACCTTATTAACATTGCTATCAATGCTGAGCAAGCAAAGAATGTATTCTTTGATAACTTTGTAAAGAAGATTGCAAACTCTCCCTGGTTTGCAGGAAAATTTGATACAAAAGTTGGTTCAATTAAGTTTGATAAATCTATCACTGTTTACTCAGGACATTCAGAACGAGAGTCTCACGAAGGTTTGAACCTGTTCATGGCTATCCTTGACGAGATTTCAGGATTCGCTATGCAGTCAGCGGCGGCATCAAATGATCAAGCAAAAACCGCTGACAACATTTACAAAGCTTTTCGTGGTTCAGTTGATTCACGATTCCCTGACTACGGAAAAGTTGTTCTTCTTTCCTTTCCTAGATTTAAGGGAGACTTTATTAGCAATGCATATGAAGATGCTATTGCAGAAAAAGAAACTATTATAAGAAGCCATAAGTTTATTCTTAATGAAGACTTACCAGAGGACTCTCCAGGAAATACCTTTGAAATTGAGTGGGAAGAAGATAATATAATTTCCTATAAATACCCACGGGTGTTTGCATTAAAGAGACCCACATGGGAAATAAATCCCACAAGAAATATTGAAGACTTTAAGATTGCCTTCTATAAGGAACCGTCTGATGCCCTAATGCGATTTGCATGTATGCCAGGAAACAGTACAGATTCTTTTTTTAAGTCTAGAGAGAAGATAGAAAGATCATTGTCTATTCGTAATCCTTTAGATCAAAATAGAAGATTTGATTTAAACTTTAAACCCAATCCAGATACCATTTACTATGTCCATGCAGACCTTGCACAGAAGCATGATAAGTGTGCGGTTGCAATCAGTCATGTTGAAAGATGGGTAGAAGTCCAGTCGTTCAATGACTACACACAGGTAGTTCCATTCGTTGTGGTGGATGCTATAGCTTGGTGGGAACCAAAAAGAGAAGGTCCAGTAGATCTTTCAGAGGTAAAGAACTGGATTATTAATCTTAAAAGAAATGGATTTAATTTAGGTATGGTCACCTTTGACCGCTGGCAATCATTTGATATTCAACAAGAGTTAAAACAGGTCAGCATAAATACAGAAACTTTATCTGTTGCAAAAAAACATTATGAAGACTTGGCAATGCTTTTTTATGAAGAAAGAGTTGCTGCGCCACATATCGATATCTTACTAGATGAGTTATTAGAATTAAGAATCATGCCAAACAATAGAGTTGATCACCCAAGAAAGAAGTCTAAGGACTTAGCTGATGCCATGTGTGGTTCAGTATACAATGCAATCAGCAAGACAAGAAGAGAAACTATTGGAGATGTAGAGATTCACACATGGTCTTCCTTTAAAGCAGATAGAAATAGAGATCTGGTAGAGGAACAAGCTAAACCTAAAATGACAGAAGAGATAGAAGAATATCTAAGAGGCTTCAAATTACTATAGGAGAATAATGAAAGAATCACTTTGTTTTGATGACATCCTTTTGGTGCCACAACACAGCTCAGTAAAGTCAAGGCACGACGTAAGATTAACAATGTCAATTGGTTATGGGGCAAAAGAAATTAGTCTTTATACACCAGTAATTGCATCACCAATGGATACAGTCTGCGATGTAGAGATGTGTAAGGCTATGTCTGACAGGGGTGGATTGGGAATACTTCATAGGTATATGAGTTATGAAGAACAAGTAGCAAAGTCTCAAGACCTTATTGAAGACAAATATAATTTTGGAGTAGCCATTGCATCTAACAATGGCTTTCTATCACAGGCAGACAGCTTATACAAGATAGGTGTAAGAATATTTTTAGTTGATACCGCTAATGGTCACAGTGACAATGCAATTAATGCAGTTAAAGAACTTTCATTAGCCCTGCCAGATGCACATATTATGGCAGGCAATGTTGCTACTTACGACGGATTTAAAAGACTTGCAGAGGTTGGAGCAGACTCTATTCGTGTTGGAATAGGTGGTGGAAGCGTATGTACAACAAGGATAGTAAGTGGTCATGGAGTTCCTACTGCTCATTCAATATCTGAAGTAGCATTGCAAAACGAATATCAGTGTTCAATTGTTGCTGATGGTGGAATTAGAAACAGTGGAGACATGGTAAAAGCTTTTGCTTTGGGAGCAGATGCAGTCATGCTGGGATCAATGCTTGCTGGAACAGACGAATCACCAGGAGAAGTATTTGAGTCAAATGGAACAACTGTTAAGCACTTTAGGGGAATGGCCTCTGATAAAGCTCAAATTGATTTTATAGGAAAGTCTTCTGTTACAGAAGGTGTTTCTACAACGATTACATACAAGGGATCTGTCAATGCAATTATTGATCAGGTCAGGGGAGGCTTGGGTAGCGGGTGTTCTTATTCGGGGGTAGATAATCTATCATCCTTACATATACATTCAGAAGCTATTAAAGTTTCCCCATTAAGTGTAAATGAATCAAAACCCCACGCTCTGGTGGTATAATAATCTCATGTTTAATAAAATTTTTAAGAATAATTTTGCAAAAGTAACTAATGAAGATATGGTTCTCAACATTGATAAGTTAAGAGACTATGAAGGAATGGAAGTTTGCGGCACCCATCCAGAAAATAACTCAGTTTGCGTTAAGATAAATAGTAATCGTGGGCTAGAGCGCAGAAAGTTTGAAAGATTTGTCAAGGACAATTGGGAGGGTAATGTAACCATTTGTGAAGATGGATGCATTGAGGTAAGCAAGTAATGCCCTGGGAAATTAAGCAAAACTATGGTGGTTGCGCTGGGTATGCAGTAGTAAAACAAGGAACTACTGAGATCGAAGGGTGTCATTCTAGTCAGTCAGCAGCACAAGACCAAATGGCAGCTTTGTATGCTTCCGAATCTGACAAGGCAGTAATTACAAATGAAGTTACTCCAAATAAATATCCTCAAGCAATAAAGCCAAAAAAGAAAAAAAGATTTACTGATTACGAAATGGTAAATAAAGCTGAACATATGAATCCTGAAGATCTTTTTAATCTTCTTGTTCCACAAGAGAAAGCTTTTTATAACTCTTTGATTAGAATCGCTGAAGAGTATGGCCCATTCGATAAGGCATCTTCAGGTGTGTGGGTTGGATATGAGTTGCCTAATGAAAATGAAGTTGCAAATATAGGCGTCAAGTGTGGAAACTGTGCCTTTCATTATGATAAAGCAGAAGGTACTTTAGGATGTAAACTGCTTTCTTTTGAAATACAAGAAAACTCAAAGTGTAGACTAGCAGCCATTCCAGATGGACTAGTAAATACAGAAATGGATGATAATATGAATGACAGCATGGATGACAATATGAATGATAATATGGACATGGACCACGACATGGATGACATGGGTAAGGCAGACTCTGTTCGTGTAGGACAAATGGTTTCCTGGAACTCAAGTGGCGGTAGGGCAACTGGTAAGGTAGAAAGAATTATTAGAGATGGTAAGTATAATGTTCCAAACTCAGACTTTACAATTACAGGTACTCCAGAAGCCCCAGCAGCAGTAATCAGACTATACAGAGATGGCAAGCCAACAGACACTAGAGTCGGTCACAAGGTAGGAACCCTTAGAGCTATGGGTAAGTCAATAGAAAACATTGATCTTATTAAAGAAGCTATTTCAGCATGGGATACAGAAGAGATTGTTGACAACTCTCCAGTACTCGAAAGTGATAGCTCAGAAAAAATAGAAGTTCCAGAAGATCTTTCTTCAATTTTCTCTAATATGCCAGCTCATGCAAAAAGAGTTAATACAAGAGGAAATGCCCCGATCTCACTAAATCTTTTCAGGAATGAAGAGCATGGCAGAAGAAACCTATAGCCCAACTGCTGGAATGAAAGCAGCAGCAAGGCGTGCCCTTAGATGGAAAGAAGAGGGCAAGGCTACAGGTGCTGGAACCCCTATTGGTTGGGGAAGAGCTTCAGATATTGTTGCAGGTAGGGCAATGTCTCTATCAACAGTAAAACGAATGTACTCTTTCTTTGCTCGTCATGAAGTTGATAAAAAGGGAAAAGATTTTTATAATACAAGCAATCCTTCTAATGGTCGCATTATGTGGGATGCCTGGGG